ACCAAGTTGACTACAAAGCTACCTGTGTAGTTCTTCCATTGTTCCATCGGTACACCGTTCTTAGCGGCTTGCTCAACTGACTGCCAGTTAATCTCTTTCTTGGGATAGATACCGCAGATAATGTCTAAATCGGCATCAATCATGGGCTGTACTTGTGCAGGGTTGAAACGTATATCTGCATCAATAAAGAACAGGTGAGTAGCTTCAGTCTTGAGAAACTGGTGTGCTAACGCGTTTCTAGCGCGTTGGATAAGACTTTCATTGAACATAAACGAGAATGTGGTGTGATTACCACTCTCGCCCATAGCACGTTGTAAACCGATTACAGACTGTAAATAGAATCCTGTGCATTGTCCCCCGTACATCGGTGTAGCAACAAAGATATGATTGGATTTCTTTTCAGCTTTCTTTTCTTTCTTCATATATCCCTCTAGTTAAGGTGGGGCTGCCGTCAACCTCTGCCCCTTAAGTTTCCTATCTATCGTTGGGAGGACTCAACGATTCCCGTGACGGTTCAGGGGGTTTAGTAATCTTCGCAGTACACGTCAACAGGTACTTTAATTCTGCCCTGGTCGGTCTTCACGCTCATGTACTGTACTTCTGCATGCAGGTTCATGGCTTTGCATTTCTTGACTGCTCTGGCCTGTTCATCCCTATCCATTGCTTGTGGACCTTCATAGCCTGATAGCTTGTAAGCGGCAGGTTGTGGTGGGGGTATGAGCGGTACTACAGGTGGTGCTGAAGCACAGCCAACCAAAAACAATGGTAGAAGATAGCGTTTCATTTGATTTCATTTCCTAGTAAGGTAAGAAAGTCAGACCATTTCATGATAGCGAGGCTTTCCCGGTGGTCTCCACGGCATACCACGATGGGGGTCTGACCTTCTTTACAGGCTGCTTGTGCTTGGTCTACCCATTCGTAAACAGCAATAGAAGCACGGCGCTTACACTCAATAACAAACTTATCCAGAATAATATCCGCGCCCCCTTCCCTTGTCTGGTCGAGGTTTCTAGCACACACCACACCAAGATGGTCAAAAAGACTATGTACAATATCCCGTTCATAGGTAGCTCCTTTGATGCGTTGTGATTTACCCATTTATCTAACTCAGAATGGGACGTCACTATCATATTTTTTAGTCACGTCCTTTGGATATTGTTGCTGATTAGCGTCATAAGGTTTCTCAACAGTTAGGCTAACAAGCTCACCGTATGCGCTTTTCTTAGTCCATCCAGCTATCTTAATAATCTCACCATTGTGCATAACTGAACCTCTCCAATCTGGCTGAGAATCTTTGGTTTTCTTGTTTGAGAACAGTACGCCCTTTCCTTCTTGTGGTTCTTGTGCCATGTCTAGCTCCTAATTAAATGATAACGTGCAAACGTCTTATTGCCTTTAGTAACATCCTCGGTTCTGATGTTATGACCTTGCTCTCTTAGAACATGAATGTGTGCTGCCAACCTTGTTGTACCCACTCGTTCATACGCTTCAATCTGCGTGATAGGTGCTCGTTTTAACTCATCAAGCACCATATCTGTTTGCGTCATGCGAACTCGTCTGCTGTCATGAGTGGGCCAGTTGACTTTGGGCTTTTAACCGCTCCCAAAGAACTTTGAGTTGCTTGTGCTATCACTGCCCTTTGGATAGCTGACAAGCGATGTAAAGGCCCTTTGTTAGCATCTGCAAACGCCCTAGTCTTCTCTGCCTTCTCTTGTGATGAGAACTTAGTTGAATTACCTATTTTCTCTATCATTTCGTTATAGGCAAATATCCATGCCTCCGCGTTGTAATGAGTAGAATAGACAGTGCCATCGGGTAGAACAATGTCAGCCCAAACCTGTTCACCTATCTCTGATATATCACCCTCATTTTCTTGCACTAATACGTTATGAGGAAGTTCAACAGGTGTTGGCGTCACGTCTTTCTCAACACGTTTAGGCGGTTCAAAGTCCTCAACTTCCTCAGGTGTATAGGTGCCGACTACACAACCAGGATAGACCGAGCGGATGCCCTCAGAGACAACCCTAGCTCTTAACATAGCGCGTGGGTACTTTGTCCAACCACCACCTGACTTAATGAGACCTGCCTTTTGTGCTTGCTCAATAGACCAAGTGACGGTCAGAGAACCGCCGTTAGGATGCGTGAATAGGCCGGATACCTTTTCATCAGTATAGCTTGTCCATTCCACCTTTCCACCTGCCTGTTGGAATCTGGCTAGCATAGCGTCTGCCTTGAGAGCGGGTCTACCTTGGATGATATGGTAGTCACGCGCTGCTGTGGCAGGGTGTAGGCCCTCTGCTTGGGCTACAAGCATAAGTGCCAATACCTCGTATACGTTCTTCATGCCAAACAATCCTGACTTGGCGATACTTTCAGCCATCAGGCTCATATCATTAAACGGAACTAGGTTACTCATCTGCTTTTATCTCCCTGTGTTTGAGCATGGCGTCTGCTACTTTATAAGCGAGCATGGCAGCAACCTCAGCATCAGTAGCATGAGAATTTGCTACAGCCATACCTGCGAACCAATCTCTTAAATCCATACCGTACTCGGTTTGGCCTGTCATCGTGTTGTACTGACTAGGAAATGCTTTCATTTGACTAGAAACCTCCGTGAACCTGGTTGTTCAATAACAAACTGGTTGTAAATGTCTGGCATAGCAGACTTGAATAAATCGGCAGAGAACCGCTTGGATGCTTTGCTTTGCTTCCAAGTGGCTAATACCTCACCTGAAACACTGACCAACTCAGAATGGTTTCTTAGATGGTTTTGAATTAGAACGCTTAGTTCTTCTTCTCTAGTCTCCAACTCCTTAATGGTGTTCTTAACGTCTTTCAGGTAGCCGATGGCTTTCTCCACGTCATAGTTGGCTGTGACTGTGGTTTCACTAGGCTGTGTGTACACCAGTTTGCACTCTGCTAACGTCTGCGGGTCAGGCAAGGTATTGGCTACAACGTGGCCCCAAAAGATTGCCATTTGTTTAGTCAAGTCTTCCTTCATCTCATCGGTGACAGTCAGTTCATAGTGTCTGAAATGTTGGCCACCAAAGAGAACGCATAGCACTGCTTGGTCACTATTGAGACAGATGGCCTCTTGAATCAATTGACCTGTGTCGGCAGGCGGTAAGATAAGCGGGTCTTGTTCAAAGAACTTCATCTTGTTGATGTTGTAGTTCTTAATCTCATAGGGTATGTACCCGCCACCTTTGACCTCTTTGACGTAATCAAAGTGGGATTGCATCCACGGTTCAGTTGGATGCTTGCCTGTCCAGTCCGCTTTAGCCAGATTAATTTGCAAAGTATCCTCGGCTATTTTGGCGATGAAGGGTTCCATTACATGTCCCATCTGCACCACCTCAACGCCGCTTAAGTCATCTCTTTCGGCTTTGCCTTGCTTTTGAAGTATGACCGTAGTCGCTTTACCATCCAGTGCCATGCGTGTATCACTTGAGAACCAAGCCTTGTTTCTGACTTCATCTTGAAAGTCTGCTCTATCGTTAGCCATTTAGATGTTCTCCATTAAAAAAGAGATAACCTTCCATAACACGTCATTAGACTTTGTGAGTTCTTCCACTTGGTCTTGAAGTTGTTGGAAGTCTTGGTGTAATTGTTTGTTTTCAGCGCGTAGTGCATCGTTTGCGTACTGCAAACCGCTCTTACCATCGGTGATGTGATTGTCTGTTTTAACCATTAGAAGGGCCTCGCAGGGTCAATGGGTTCGCCGTCATGGTCATCAAACTCTTGCATGCGTGGGTCTGCAATAGGTTCAAAGTAGACGGCATGAGGGGTGCAAGGGCCAAACTTGCGTACAAGGTCAGCGAACTTATAATCGCGTTCCCCAGTGATGAAATTAATATCAAATTCATGACCACATTTAGCAGTCATTAAGTTGTCGTGGTTCTCGGGGCGAATGAAGTGGATGCAATCCACACAAGCGTGAATCTTCAAGGTATGTCCTCCAGTAGGTCAGTAAGATAAATCAGGTATAGGTCAGGTACTACGGTTACAAGTGTCTCGTACATCACGCGTATATGTCAAGTGCCTTCCCTAACGAAAGTTATCCACAGGACATATATTTATATATATAGAACTCTTTAAAGAGTTAGATATATATAAAACACTTTAAAGTCTTTTAATCTACATAAATAAAACCTCTCTCTCTAAGAATGAAGATAGTTATATATCGTTAAAGTCTTTAAAGTGATTATATATATACAATCACTTTTAAACGATATTCTATATCGCGCGATATATATAACGTGATAGAACGCCTGTCGGCGTGTTTGGTAGGTTCAAGGTAGGTTTGGATATACAGGCAAAAGAAAACCCGCTAGAACGCATCCTAACGGGTTTAAGGGGTATTTAATGTTAGTTGAATAGATAGGTAATCAGATAAATATCTGCTAGTAGGAAAGCGATGCAAGCAACAAACAATAAACCTTGTCCAACCATGCTAGGGATACTGGTGACGGGTATGCTTAAGCGTTCCTCTCTGGTGTATATGTCTCTCATTATGCAAACTCCTTAACTGGTGAATAATCACTTGATTCCATCACGGCGCATAGACTGATTGAATGCACTAAAGGATTAGAAAATAAAAAATTGTATGCGCGTTTAGCGTCCTCTTTGTCATCAAAAGTTAAGTAATGGTCAGGACCGATAACGCCATTGGAAGAAAAAATATAGCAAACGATGTACATAATAAACCCCTTATAGATAGGAAAATGCACCTGAACGGCAGGTGCTACCGAACACCTTAAGCAGCAATCTTTTCTTCTTCAAGGCCTAAACTGTTTAGATAATCAGCGGCCTTTTGTGCTAATGCTGCGGCCTTGAATATGGCCTTATTGTCTTCTTTACAGGCCTTTAGCCAATGGCCAATATAACCGGCATGACGCAATTCTCCTTGCACGCTATAATCTTGGCATAGGAACGCTGCGCCCATTTCAGCAACCAACTCCTCAAACGCATAATCAGGATTACCGAACCGCTCGCCAAACTTGCGTTCCAAGCGCGTTTTATTGCCCGTCCAATGTACTAATTCATGAAATGCAGTAGCGTAGTAATTACCCATTGAGACAAAAGTCTCGGGAAAAGGTAATTTGATTGCATCGTGTAATGTCGTATAAAACGCTGAATCCCCGCCATGCGAGATATTGGCGCCTGTACGTTTGATAAATGCTTCGCAATTTGCATCACGTTCTACTTCTTTTAGTTCTACGGTTTTAGGTGTTATCTCTACACCGTCCACTTGGTCAACATTGAAGACAAAGGATTGCTTTAACAGCATGTAGGTCTTTTCTTCGCCTGATTGTTTGTCTACGCCCTTGGCGTGCGGAGTAAAGAAAACGATGGGCGTTCCCTTCTCGCCCTTTTTTACATTACCGCCCAAGTCTTTCCATTGCTTGTAAGTAGCCCAAACAGGTGCAGTGCGGTTAAACCCTGACATGCCTAGGATTAATCTATTGATACCTTGGTATGCTTTACCAGTAACCATATTCCTATCGGCGCCCTGGTCTACTCCGGCGTTCCAAGGTTTAATCCAAGGTGCAGCGCCCTTCTCTAATTGCTCAATGATTGTTGCCGTTACTGCGTCATAGATTGCTTTGCTCATATTGTCCTCACTAGTAAACAGGCCTAGGATTGACCTGAAGTAGATAGTAGACCACAGGTAGGTATGGGTAGTCAACCATATATATAAAACAATATATAAATATATTTAATAGGTAGGTAGATATATATATAAACTGTCAGTCCAATTTTTAAATGGGACGGTTGAGTGATTGCCTACCCCCTCTCTGATATAAAGTATTTTGTATGTGGTATGTGATATATCACGGGCTTTGGGTACCGATTAGACTGCATGTCATGGCGCACCCACTCCCCGCGTCCCTTGCATGGGGCAGGACCCCTGTTTGTGCGTGACCCCCAACTG